CCATCGAGAGCGGGGGCCTGACCCTCGATGAACTGCGTGAGGCCACAGGCATCCCCACGGATGTGCTGGCGCAGCTGGAGCGCATCGGTCGCAAGCAACTGAACCCGCATCTGATGCTGGCAGATTTTCCAGCGGCACGTCCGCTGATGCGCCTGCCTCTGAGTGAGCAGGATCGACTCATGAAGGAGCCTGTTGAGTTTTTTGTGATTAAGGATGGCGAGGTGGATAAGATGAATCTGCCCGTGGCGACGATGACGGCTCCCCAGGTGCGGCAGGTCTTTGCGCGGAACTACGTGCGGCCTTTGGCGGAACAACGCTCGTGGCTGGAAAGCCAATCGGAACCTGTAGTGAAGGCGACACTGAGGAGGGATGTGCCCTATGAGATCACGCGTCGGCACACCGTCATCATCGGCGGCAATGAGTTCACCGTGGCCGAGCTGCTGCGCATTGCGGCGATGGCGCAGGATTAATGACACCCGAAGAGAACGCCCCGAGATGCCGAAGACCCAACCAACCAAACCGAGAAACCCGCGCCGGGGCACGGTGAAGAAAACCGCGCCAGATGCTCCGGCTCAATTTGAGCCGGGCACGGCGGCGGCTCCCGTGGCCTTGGATGCGGAGAAGCTGGCGAAGGACCACAACCTCTACTGGAAGTCTGGCGATGGTCGGAGCTACATGCTGCGTCTGCCGGATGGACGCTGGGCGAAGTGGCTGGAGCAGGATGTGATCGACATGCTGCGCGATGCGCCGGGTCGGGCCATCGCGATCAAGGCGCGTGATGATGAGCGGCTGAGCGAGGTGAGACGCGTGATGCTGTGGGTGCGGAATAACCACGGGCTCGATGAAGTTTTACCATCGCTTCCGGGTTACGGGATGGGGGTGCATCTGCTGGCGCAGGGTGAACAGGTGCTGGTCAAGACCTCGCCCAAACTGGTCGAGCCGAAGAAGGGCGACTGGGAGACCATCCGTGAGCTGGTCGCAGGCAGGCTGGATCTGAGCCGCACGCCGGGTGGCATCGATCAGACGCCGTGGTTCCATGCCTGGTGCAAGGTGGCTCTGGAATCGCTGGCACGGGGTAAGCCTGGGCAATGGAGAGCGGGACACGCGATGATCCTGCTCGGGCCTGTGGGCTGCGGGAAGAATCGGCTTCAGGAGAATCTGATCACGCCGCTGCTCGGGGGTCGGCAGGCGAACCCGAAGAAGTTTCTTTTTGATGGCGATGAGTTCAACGCTGATGTGTATCGAGCCGAGCACCTGTGCATGGGGGAGATTCCTTTGCCCTCGCAGAAGATGACGGATCGCATCAATCTGAGTGAGCGGATCAAGGAGACCGTGGCGAATGCGGAGCAACGGATGCGGCTGATGAGGACCGAGCCCAGCTCGGTCTATCCTTTCTGGAGGCTGACGATCTCGGGCAATGATGACCCGGACAAGCTGCGCAACCTGCCGCCTCTGACGGGAGACTATGCGGACAAGGTGCTCGTGTTCCATTGTCAGCGTGCCCCGCTGCCGAATTTTGTAAGCGATGAGCCGGAACATCAGGCTGCGTGGAGAGATCGGATTTTGTCAGAGATCCCGGCCTATGCTTACTGGCTGACCTCGGAGTTCAAGATCCCCGAGGAGATGCTGACTTATGGTGACGGGAGACCGGCGACGCGCTTTGGGTTTCGTGAGTTCCATCATCCGGTGATCAAGAGTGCATTCTATGAGGACTCCCCAGGGGCCGAGCTGATGGCGATGATCGATGCCGCGAGATTCACCGGCACCGACAAGGTGACGCAGGAACGGCTTGAAGACGTGGCTTTGTTTGACCTGCCCAGCAACTCACCGATGAAGGGCCTGATCTGGTGGGAGCGTGCGCTCAAGCTCCAGCAGCTTTTGACAGGGGAGACAGAATACATGTGCACCGTCTCCACGCTGGCGAAGAAATTCTTTCAGCACAACAACATCACCCGCACCCTGCATCGGCTCTGCGAGGATGAGAAATCCACCGACCAACGTGTCACCAAGGGTGATACACGCGACTGGCGAGGCTGGAAGCTAACCGTGCGGCCTTGATGCCGTCACGCCCCCCACCTTTGAGCCGGAGAAAAACGGCTTGGTTGCGGTTTACTACGTTCCTGTGACGCCACACCCGTCGCACGGGAAAGCCGATACAGTGGGCATTCCAGCCATGTGTGACGGCTGGACGGCCTTTCTCGGTGCCTTCCCTCTACCAAGCCGACAATCCTGCTGTGTGCCTTGCAGTAGAAGCAAGAGAAGATCAAGGAATGAAAATTAAGTGTCTCAACCGTCACAAATCTCTGAAGGTCTTACTGGGTGGGCTTTCCCGTGCGACGGGTAGCCTGTCGCAATCTGTCGCAATCTGTCGCGTGTTGGTCATAGGCCCACCCGGCAAAGGAATCTATTTAGTTAGATACGGTAGGGACAGGGTTAGACGTCCCATTGAGAAAATCCTCGATGTCGTGACATCGGCAATGCGTCACGGTTTCGCGTCAGCCGTGACGCTTTTGAAATTGACATGGCGCACTTTTCGAAAGTGCGACAATGAACGGAAGCAAGGACAGGGCATTCGCAGCGGTGATTAAGGCTTACGCCACGACCACCGGCGTCTCCCTGCGCACGGCGCAGAGGCACGCCACCTCTCAGCACCCTGACTGGAAGAAATTCGCCCAGGTGACCATGGTGGCGGCGGTCTCGCGGAAGTCGGATGAGCCGCTGTCGAGCAACGAGGCCACGGTGCTGGCTTACGCGTCGCCGCTGGCACCGCCGCCGCCGCCGCCCTCCATCGGGCTGGATCAGTCGACGCTCGCGGAACCGGAGCGGATGAAAAACGCAGCCTGGCTCATGTGGGCGGAACATTTCGCCATGTGGCGCGAGTGCCTGGGCGGCACGGAAAAAGGAACAGGCCGCATCATCCCCCGCGATGTGGCCATGGCCGGTGCCCAGGCGGGGCTACTGATGAAGCTCCGGGCTGACTTTGAAAAAGCCCAGGCGAAGCACACGCAGTGGGAAGTCGACCAGCGGCGGCTCATCCCGGCCAATGAGTTCCACGCCTATCGGTCGGGCTTTCTGATCCCGCTGCGCAACATGCTTTCCAACATGCCAGCCGAGCAGGCCATCCTGGTGAACCCGGCCAACCAGCAGCAGGCCATCAAAGGTGGGACCGAATACCTGCTGAACCGCCTCATGCCTCAGATCCAGCAGTGCATCGACGCGCTGGACCAGCTCACCCCGCACCTAAACGCGGCATGAGTTCCCGCATCGCCTCCTACCTGCGGGAAGACTTCGCCTTCTCGACGCCCCCAAAAGTCACCGAGTGGTGTGAACAAAATCTGGTCCTGCCTGCCAAAATGGCACCCGCGAGCAGTGGCCCGTTCTCCATCCGCCGCCGCCCCATGATGCGCTCGATCCTAGAGTGCGGCCACCCGCAGTCGGGCGTCCGCTCACTCACCGTCACCGGCGGCTCGCAGACGCTCAAGACCACCTCGATGATCCTCGTCATTGCCTACCGCATCGCGCACTCACCGATGCCCACGCTCATCCTCGGAAACGCCGAAGACTGGCTGCGCGTCGAGATCTCCGACAAACGCCTCGGCGCACTGATTGAGGAAAACAACGCTCTCCGCATCCACAAGCCGTTCGACCGCACCCGCTTCCGCGCCCTTTACATGGAAATGAGCGGCGCACCCATCGTCTTCGAGGGCATTAACTCGGACACCTCCACCTCCGGCTCGACGCAAGGCATCGTCTACATCTGCGAGGGTGCCAAAGTCAAACACCACGACTCCGAGCAAGCCCCCGAGGCCCACCCCATCAAACTGGCCTTCGAGCGCACCAAAGAGTTCCGAGGATTGGAGCTCCAGATGATGGACTTCACGCCGAACACCCCCAACCACATCGCGTGGAAGATCTACGAGCGCGGCACCCAAACCCACTTCCACGTGCCGTGTCCTCATTGCGGTCACCTCTTTCCCTTCGAGTTCGAGGTGAAAAAAAACGCGGACGCCGATGCTGACGAAGACATGGAAAGCATCCTCGAAGCCGAGCAAGACCGCGCCGTCTCCGACACCTACCGCTCCCTCATCTGGTCGCCCGATGCCCGTCGAGCGGATGGCTCGTGGAACATCGATCGCGTCAGAGAATCAGCCCGCTACGTCTGCCCGAAGAACGGATGCCTCATCACCGACGACGACAAGCCAGGCATGATCGACCACTACCAAGAAGTGCATCACAACGCCAACGCCGCGCTCTCCGATCGCTCCTTTCGCATCCCGTCCTTCTACGCGCCCAAAGTCAGCTTCGGAGACATGGCCAAGGAGTTCCTCGAAAAAGGAGACCTCATCACCACCGGCCTGCAAAATTTCTACAACAGCTGGCTCGGCCTCCCCTGGTCAGTAATGGCCTATAACATCACCGAGCGTCACATCGCCCGCCTCACCGGCACCCATGCACGGCGAGTCATCCCCTCGCAGCCTGCGTTCACCGTGCTCACCGCTGACCCCGGCGAAAAAGCCACGCACTGGGCCGTCATCGCCGTCATGCCTAATGGCGATCTCCTCTACATCGACTGGGGCTCCGTCACCTCCGAGCGCGATCTCATCGCTCCCGATTTCCTGAAAGCTCGGGGCTACTACCTCGCAGGCACCAGCAGCGTCATCTATCCCTCGGTCGGTTACTCCGACTCCAGCTGGAACACCGAAGAAGTCTATGACGTGTGCGATGCCTCCGGTGGATTCCTCTGGCCCGTCAAAGGAGATCCGCGAGCCACCGGCACATGGAACGAGACCCGCGCTGCGTCACGAAACAAAGACGTCAAACTCTACACGTATTCTGACACGCAGCTCAAAGACGAGTTCTACGGTCGCCGCATCCAAAAAGGCAAAGGCCCGAAAATCATCCTCCCCACCGATGCCGACATGGAGCTGAAGACCGGACTCATGGGCCAGATGAAAGACCGGCAGACCAACCTCTGGAAACGCGTGCAGAATGACCACTTGGGCGACTGCGGAAAATACGCCCTGCTCGCGTCGCAAATCGCCCGAAAAGCCAAGTTCATCGATTTCTGAACGCAGAGGCCAGCAACGGGCGCGAGTGACTCCGCATGGTGCAAGGCGCTATCGCCCGTTAGCTGCGCCGTCTGGTTCTCATTCCGGTGTCTAGCGCCCCCGAAAATAAATTCAGAATTGTGTATTGACAGAATTACAAACCTATAGCAGTATAGCCATGTTCACAACGAACACCGCCCCGGCGCTCCGGAAAACTCAGCACAGAATACCTGCCATGTCCTACGAAACCAGAATAGAACTCGTTCACTCAGTCATTTCAAATTCCGAAATGATTTCGCCTCAAACCCAAATGGGGCAACCGGTCGCCACCATTGAACCACGGTGCAATTTCCCCGACGGGATCAAAATTGTTGTGGCCAACAGCTTTGGAATCAAAGATTCCCTCAAAGCCGCTGACTACAGCTACGACGGTTGTGAAAAAGCCTGGGTTGCCGTCATCGAGGACGATGCCGACGAACTGGCGGCATGGGTGGCTGAACTGGTTAAAATGGGCGTGGCAGTGCAGTCTGGCTGCATGAGCCCTGCCGAAACCCGCCAACTCTGGAAATCAAAACAATGAATCAAATCGAAGCCCTCACCCGCCTGCTCCATTTGGGAGCAGGCAACCATAAAGAGATCACCACAGCCATGCAGGCCGTGAATCAAGGATCACCCATTGCAGATGTGCGCGCGTTACGTGCATTGCAGCACGGCGTGGCTGAGCTGCAATGCCAGGAAACAGAGTCGGAAATCATGACTCTAATCGGTGAGCTCTCGTCCCATGAAAAACGCGGGAGGTTGCCTGACGGTGCCTCTGCGCGAGATCGGCAGATTCAAGGCAGAGTTACCGACGACCGGAAACAGCATTGGAACAACTACGCCCGCCAAAACAATCTCACGCTATGGGGCCTCATTGAGGAGACCGTCGATAAACGCACGGGCTACCGTGAGGAATGAGAACAAATAGCTCAGCAGCAGACGGCTTTGGGGCTGTCTGCTGCAGCGGAAGTTCACCGCAGCATTGACACCCGGGCACGACCATGCCCGTCTCCGTTTCAGATCTGCGCCAGGAGTGGCTATTCCTGGCCCGCAACCTCTACCCCGCCACCGACTACGCGGCCCAGAAGGCTTATCTGTGGAAGGAATACACCGCGCTCACCGCCGCAGGCGATGCCGAGGGCACCGCCGCCTCGAAGGACGGAGCCAATGGAGCCTTCCAATGGAGGGGAGCCACGCCCGAAGAAAAGCGGCTCGCCTTGCGTGGAGCCATCGAGCACCTCGAAGGACTCATCGCTGGTGAAGTCGCCAGCCAATACGCCAAACCGTTTGGCTTCAAATTTGTGGGCACCCCACACGAAACCTTCGAAGGCCCCGGCTCCACCGCCAACGTTCTATGAGCAAGCGCAAATCTTCCGCCGTTACCAGCACCGCACAGCCCATGACGGTCACCAATTCACTGGCTGCCACCACCGGCACCATCCGCGTTGCGCCGCAGCGCATGTGGACCAACAAGACGCTGGAGTCCATCTCAAAAAACCGCAACCGCGTCGAGGTTTCACGCTTTTTGCAGGACGAGATCCCCGTCGTGAAATACGCCGTCCAGACATTGCCCAAAGAAGCCATCGGCAAAGGCATCGGGATGAAATCAACCTCGCAAAATCCCGCCTTCCGTGCTGCCGCCACTGCACTATTCCAAAAGTGGGCCAATGCCACGGCCTGCGATTTGCGTAAAGAATCCACCTTTTACCAGCTCCAGCCCCGCTGGCTTTCGGCCATCCTCGGCGATGGATCCTCCATCTGCCAAAAGGTCAAGGGTGACGAGTCCACCCGCGACTGGCCGCTCACCGATAAATCCCGTCGCCGGTGCCAACTTCAGACGTTCACACGCGATCAGCTCACCAGCCCGCTCGGTTCCTACGACGCGAAGGTTGAGAAATGGAATGATGGGCTGCTTTACAATGGCCTCGGCCAGCTGGCCCGCGTCCGCATCCTGCTGGAGGGCAATGCCTGGGATGCCAGAGCCGCCACCCGCGACATCGATGCAGCCTTTGTCAGCCACCTCAAAGAGAACATCCGATTTGGCCAGGAGCACGGCACCCCCGCCATTTTCACCTCGGGCAATGACCTGCTCGATGCCCTCGACCTCAAGGCCGTGCGGAAACACTCAGCCAAAATCCGCGCCTGCTTGCTCGGCGTCACCACCACCACCGGCGGTGAGGTGCCCAATGCCATGAAGCAGGTCATGAAAAACACCCAGGAGGGAACCCCTGCGGTGGACACCGGAAAACGATTCGCGGAGATCCACGACGGAGCGGTCATGCTGCCGCTCGCCACAAATGAAGACATCAAGTTTTTCACGAGTGGCGAGGCCGTCAATTTTGCTGCTCTTTTGGAGCAGCTCACCACGCCTTTCGTCTACAACTTTGGGATGCCTCCCGAGTGGATCTTCAGCATGGGCTCCCTAGGCGGAGCCAGTGCGCGGGCCATCATTCAAAAGGTCAATCGCGCCTATGAAAGCATGCGCTCCCTGTTGTATCCGCACCTCCAGTGGGTCTGGGAGTTTGTGATCGGCGACGCCATGCTGCCAGGCGGCCCGCTCTATCAGTTCGCGCAAGTCGATGACTGGAATGAGATCGACTTCGTGTGCGATCCCGATCCCAGCGTGGATCTCGGACGCGACCACAAAGCCGAGATGGAGAAGCTCGACAACAACCTCGGCACCGCTGAAGACTACGTGGAGAAAACCACCGGCGGCAGCGGCATCGCCACCCGTCACGCCTCCATCGATGAAAAGTTGGATAATATCCGCTACGCCATATCTCAAGCCACCGGGCAAACCATGGACCAGGTGAAAGTCCCCGCCAGCATCGCCACCATCATCGGCCTCGGTCTACGCCTCACGCAGGCTTCCAGCGGAGTGCTTTCCGCGCTTTCAGCCGCCACCATCGCACAGGAGCTTGACGCCATGGATGCCGAGTCCTGACCTTTGACACCCGCCGCGCATCATGCGCTCCTGGTTCAAAATTCAAAACGCTGGCTCCGACTCCCTCACCATCGACATCACCGACGAGATCGGCTACTTCGGCGTGTCGGCCAAAGACTTCGCCGCCCAGCTGAAAGCAGCAGGCACCCCCAAGTCCATCGTCCTCAATCTCGACACCCCAGGGGGCGACTGCAACGACGGCTTCACCATCTACGATGCCTTGAAAAACTCCGGCGCATCGATCACCGTGAACATCACCGGCATGGCAGCATCCATGGGCAGCGTCATCATGCTGGCCGGAGAGAAAATCCGCATCGCCGAAAATGGCCGCGTCATGATCCACCGCGTGACCGGCGGGGCCGTGGGCAACGCGGACGAAATGGACGCCGCTGCCAAGGTCATCCAGCAATTCGAAAACCGGATCGTCGCTCTCTACACTGAGCGCACCGGCACGCCCGAGGACGAGATCCGCGACCTCATGAAAGCTCAGATGGGCACCTGGTTCTTCGGACAGGAGGCCATCGACGCAGGCTTTGCAGATGAAATTATCAAAGGCACCCAGGCACGCGCCTTCAAAAACGAGTGGGCCGCAAAATTCACGATGCTCCCCGCCGCATTATTTGACACGCGTTCAAGCTCGAATCTCAACGATCCACCCCCCCCATCCCCATCGCCCATGAATAAACTGATCCTCGCCCTCGCCGCGCTTGCTGGCATCTCCGTCAAAGGGGATGAAACGGAAGACCAACTCGAAGCCGCCATCAAGGCCCACAAGCCTGCGCCTCAGAAGTTCGAGATGAACCTCGAAGACGCCGAAACGAAGAAGCTCTTCGACGCCGCCGTCACCGCAGGCATCACCGCCGCCACCGCGCCCTTGAAGGCCGAGCTCGACAAGCTCACCGCCCTCGTCACCAACGGCCCTGCGGGTTCAGCCCAGGCAGGCAAGCCCATCGAAGGTGCTGGCACAGTGCAACCCAACGAGAAAGAAATGAGCCGCGCTCAATTCGCAGCTCTCACCTTTCACGCCCGCGCTCAGTTCATCCGCGCTGGCGGCAAGCTCACCGAATAGCCAACCCCACACCCTCACCTTTCACACTCAATCTTAGATCCCCAAAATTATGGCCAACACACTGACAAACTTGATCCCCGACGCCTACGCCGCACTCGATGTGGTCTCCCGTGAGCTCACTGGCTTCATGCCAGCCGTCCAGCGCGATCCACGCGCAGATCGCTGCGCCCTCAATGCGACCATGCGCAGCATCGTCGCACCGAGCAATGCCGCCGCTGGCAATGTCACGCCCGCCATGGCGCTGCCATCGATCGCGGATCAAACCATCGGCAATCGCACGTTCACCATCTCCAAGAGCCGCTTCGCGCCGTTCTCCTGGAGTGGCGAGGAGCAGCGCAGCGTCGACACCGGCGCCGGTTACCTCACCATCCAGCAGAATCAGATCGCCCAGGCGATCCGCACGCTGGTCAATGAGATGGAGGCTGACATCGCCTCCGCCGCCTCCCTCGGTGCTTCCCGCGCCTTCGGAGCCACCGCAGGCACCGCTCCGGTCCTGGCTGACTTCGCCCAGGCCAAGAAGATCCTCGACGACAACGGCGCACCGATGTCGGATCGCCATTGCGTGATCAACACCACCGCAGGCGTCGCTCTTCGCGGCACCAGCAACCTGTTCCGGGTCAATGAGTCCGGCGACTCCTCACTGCTTCGCCAGGGCAGCCTCGGGAATCTCTACGGCTTCGACATCCGCGAGTCCGCCCAGGTCGTCACCCCGACAGCCGGTGCCATGGCCTCGGCCACCAGCACCAATGCCGCCTTCACGGTCGGTCAGACGGTGATCCCTCTCGCCACCGCAGGCACCGGAGTCGTCGCCGCCGGTGACATCATCACCTTCGCCAATGACACCAACAAATACGTCGTGGCTTCCGTCAGCTTCGCCGGTGCCAATCCCGCTTCGGGAGACAGCATCACGCTTGCCGCTCCCGGCCTGCGTGTCGCTCAGTCCGCTGCCACCCGTGCCATCACGGTCTTCGCCACCAGCGCCCGCAACACCGCATTCTCCCGCAATGCCATCCTCATCGGCACGCGCCTTCCCGCGCTGCCCACCGAGGGCGACATCGCCACGGACCACGAGCTCATCGTGGATGACCGCACCGGCCTCGCTTTCGAGCTCAGCTGCTACCCTGGCTATCGCATGGTCACCTACCATGTGTCCATCGCCTGGGGCGTCGCTGTGATGAAGCCCGAGCACCTCGCGCTCATCATCGGCTAGTTTTCCCTCGCAGGAATCGCGGAGTCATCGCCCGCTCATCAAACCGTCGCCCTTTTGGTTGGGGGCGGCGGTTTTTTTTTGGCTTTGACACTTGGCCATCAGAGTGCCGCTCATCCCTTCCGCTTCTACGATTGCCAACCTTTTCGACGGTGTCGAGCAGATGGTCGAGCCCCTAGGCGAGTCCATGCGCGGTGAAAAAGCGGTGCTCATCTATTCCGGCTCTGGCTTCACGACCATGCACGCTGCGGCCCTCTGGAGCCAACTGCCCGAGCGGGATGAACTGGAACCCGGAGGCTTTGTCCTTCAGGAGAAAATCACCTTCAGCATTCGCAAGGACATCATGCCCACCGCCCTCGCTAAACGCGCTCGCGTCCGCTGCTCGCTCAAAGGTTTGGAGGGCAAAACCTACCTCATCGAAGCCGTGAAACAAACCACCGGCGACCGCATCGCCTGGCTCTTCGAAGCTCGCCGGGACCAAGGAGGTGACGCCTAATGACCTCTGCGCTCGAACTCCTCGAAGCCCTCGGCTACGAGTCTGCCGGCACCGATCCCGACGATCGCCAACTCACGCAGTGGACCTACCAGCGCACGCTCCCCCACGTCGTCATCTCCCTGCCTGCTGACGCCTGCGTCGTGGATGTCCATTATGCCATCTACGACGCCGGACGCCGCGCCGAGTGGAAGGCCATCAAGGAAGCGCAGGACACCTATGCGCGAAAACTCCGCGTCTTCGGCGGCACCGAGATCATCCTGCCGACCCCGCCATGAAACTGAAGGTCCGAAAGATCAACGTGCAGCGTGAGATCCAGCGTCTCCGCGCCGCCACGGGTGCGGATTATAAAAACGTCATGCGCGACCTAATGAAGACCGAGGGCCGCTTGCTCGTCAGCAGCTCGGGCAAGACGCCCGGACTGGTGCAGGTCACCGCTCCGCACTCCCAGAGCGTGCGCGGCATCAAGGCCCGCGTGCAAGGCGAGACCGCAGTCTCTGCCGACATCAACAAGGTCTATGGCTCGCCGCAAGTTTTGTTCTCCCTGATCCAAGCGCAAAGCCAAGGCGCAGCCAAAGGATTCTGGGCAGCGGTGCAGCAGCAGGACTGGACCCTCGCCAACGACATCTCGGAGCGCATCACCGGCAAGCGGCTGCGCGAGTTCGATGACGGCAGTGAGCATGAGTCCCGCCGGAATCAGCGCACGGGACGCGTTCAGGGAAGAGTGCCCAGCTACTTCGTGGCGCAGAAGCCCAAGGGCCGCAGCACCGCCGCGCCCTGGGTGGCGGCTTACATCAAAGAAAAAGCCGCCAAGGTCGGCACGCTCGCCGCTGCCGTCGTCAAGAGTGCCGAGTCCGTTCTCGGCCCACTCAAAGGCGTGCCGTCGTTTGTGCGCAGGCACGCAGGCAAAGGTGGCGGCACCGTGAACCTCACCGAAAGCAAAATGGGTTACGAGGTCACCGTGGCCAACCTCAACCCGCGTATGCAGTCGGACCTCCAGCGCAAGTTCAATTACGTCCTCGCCTACCGACTCAACGCCCTCCAGAAAAAGCTTCCGTTCATCGTCCGCAGCATCGAAAAAAAACTGGCCGCTCAACTCAAAGACTAACGCCCATGCCCCTCATCAACGCCGAGACCAAGATCCCCCAGCTGCTGGCCGACTACGTGGACAGTCGCCGCACCGCGCTGGCCATCCCCGCAGCCACCGCGCTGCCGTTCTTCGCAGGCGTCTCGGGCGGCAGCAAAAAATTTCCCTGCGTCGTGTTTCACTGCCCGGACTTCGACATGAGCCAGCACCCCGAGCGCATGAAACTGAATGTGGAAGTGGCTTACGAGGAGTCGGCCAGCACCGCCGAGAGCGAAACGGAGAACGCTACCACCGCAAAGATCCGCAGTGCCCTAGCGGATCTCGCCTCGTGGAATGCCTACATCGACGGCCTGACCTCGGGCGAGCGCACGGGCTGGCTGATCCGTGGCACGCGACTCATGTCTGGCGGCACCG